CAGGAAGAGCGCGATCGTTTGGCTGAGTATCAGTCAGATAAGCATGCTGGTTCAGTTATGAAAGTGGGTGAGAATACTAAGTTATTTGGTAAGTTTATCATTTCTTGGATTGCCTCACACACAATTAGTTATTGGTCCGAAATGGCTATGAACTATTGGCGTGCAGATCGTTATGATCGTAATGTTATTTTACATTACGCTCGTATGCCCTTCCGTAATACTGCCACCCCATGGCAGCGTGTTAAGCGGTTCTTTGGTTTTGACTTTAAAAACCGTATGGACATTGATCATCGCATGTCCATGGCCCAAGTCCATGGTGATAATCGTGCCTTCTCTGTTCATACCGGGGCTGATGCTGATAAAGTCAAACAATTGGATGATGCAAAAGGGATTTTCCGTGTCATTTCAATCTCAATTTTAACTGCTGTAATCTTCCACACTTGGCGTTGGTATTCTAACCGACGCAGAGTTGTTGAGGATACTACTTTATTACCTGAACCACATGTGCTTAAGCCTGTGCGTTCACATGGTCGTGTCGTATTAAAAACTGAGGCAGCGTTGCCACAAACACACCATGCTCAGCGTGTCAATGATTCACATGCAAAAATTGTGGGCTGTTGTCACTATGAGGGTTGTCCCATGTTAGCTAAGGGCTTAATAGTTACTGATGCCAGCAAACCTTGTAATACACGTTGTGGTGGTCACACTTGTCAGCATTGGGCTGAATGTGTTCCCCCCCCACTTGCCTTGACAGAAATTGTTAAGAAGAAGGTTGAAGGATTTTTCAGTAGCAACGCCCCAGCTCCTATTACAGGTTGTACCCATTATGCAGATTGTCCGTTAAAAGGATTTTTAAACTCTAGTTGGAATAAAACCTGTATGACTGCTTGTGGTGGGCATCATTGTACTCATTACTCTGATTGTAAACCACTTGTTCATGTTTCTGGATGCATGCATGCACCAGATTGTCCACAGAAAATCACTACTGATCCTACTAAACCTTGTGGTCGTAACTGCAAAGGTTCGCATTGTGTTCATATTCTTGAATGCCCTGCCCGCTCCATCGTTGAGATGCAAGGCAAGGTGAACAAGTTTACTAAAAATATGAAGAATAAGCGACAAAAGAAGGATTATAATGATCATGATTCCAAGGCCAATTTAGCTGATATAACCCGTGCTGCCACAAAAGCGGAGCGCAAGAAGGATAAGAAAGCTAAAGATGACTTCGATATTGGCCGTGGTCGTTATAGTGATATTCGTGATGCTGTTCACGATGAAGAACATAAAGCCATTATGGATTCCGCTGAAGATTGGGACGAGGCCGAGAAACAGCGTATTGCTGATTTGAAGGCTCAAATGAAAGCCGAACGTGCCAAGGAGCGTGAGGAACGTTCCAAAGGGCGTAAGGCCGAGGCAAAAGCAGTGGATCGTCCTAAGGCCGAAAAGTTCTTGTATCGTGATGTTAAATCAACTGAAAAGGATTTGGTGGCAAGTGATGGTTACTTTCGATGTCCCGCTGGGCCAAAGATTGTTAAACCTGAATTCCATACTGACCGTAAGGCAGCTATTGGGAAAATTGTACCAGTCCTTTCATTAACTGAAGTGCGTAAACGTGGATACCTCACCCCTTTTGAAAAGAAGGAGGAGAAGAAGGATGTTGTTGTCGAAAAACACGGTGTCCTTCCTTCGTTGAGGAAATTCAATACAGAAGCGTTCACAAATGCCATGGTTACTGTTTGGTCTGTTGGTGTTTTCGTAGACCAACAACTTGGTTATGCTACAAAGATTGGTAATAAATTTGTGTTCCCTGGTCACTTTTTGTCTGATAAGTTTTGTCCCTCAGGCGTTCTTGAGTTTCGAAAAGGTGACAAGCGTCAGCGAATTTCACATAGTGACTGTATTGCATATAATTCCACTAGCCCCACAATGGATTATGCTATTTGTTTAGCAAAGATTGATGGTATCCGTAGTGTTTCTGCTTCTGATGCTTCAGTCTTTTTCCGTGAGGGCAAACGTGCTGTTAATGTTATGTTTATGTTGCACCCTGATGAGACCGGTAGTGGTTGTTTCGTACGTGTCATATCCAATGCCGCCTTAGACATTTCTCGAATGCGTATTTCAGGTAATGCTGATAGCAAATTCGGTGACTGTGGTGCAATATATGTTGGGATAACTGAGACTGGTACCCCTGTAGTTCTTGGATTCCATGTGGAAGGTCAAGTTGCTGGTGCCGGTGTCTTCGGTTTCCCTTTGCTCGCTGATATTTTTGGCGAGCATTTAAACTTCTAAAGTTCACCATCCCTGATCTAGGATGGTGGACTGATTTTTATAAGATCACTTTTGAAAAAGCAAGACCAGAGCAGTACCTGAACACGCATGTTAGGTACAGAGCTGTCCAACGTGTTGCTCCATTTGCAACACGTGCTGTTTTCAATTTTGATCTTGGCCCTCATGAATCTGAGTTTGATCATTCCATGATGCCTGATAAAGAGTTTGATTCTGCTGTAAAGTATGATTCACCTGATGTAGTTATACCTCAGGATTTGGTGGACTGTGCAAAAGTCAGTATCATCAAACAACTCGAGTATCTTTTTGCGTCTGGTGTGACATACCCCAACATATATGATCACCTTGGTGACGTTGATTTAACTACATCTTGTGGTTTTCCCCATTGTACATGCTTTAGTAATAAGGAGAAATTCTTCTCCCATGAGGAAGTCATGATGCAATTGTTGAGAGAAGACCTCGATGGTAGTTGGCGACGTGATTATTTATGGACTGGTTTCATAAAATCTGAAATCATCAAGCGTTCAAAGAAGGGGCGTCAGATTTGCGGCTGTGAGGCCGCGTTTTTGTATCATTTGTTTCCACTTGTTCATCATTTTAACAAGACCATTGAAGTTGCTGGTATAGGTTTGCCTTTATATCTTGGCACTGTGTCATTAGGTAAGGGTTTTCATACCTATTCTGAGCAGTTTGATGGTTGTAAGTATATGTTGTCTTTAGATGCTTCCAAATTTGATTCCTCAGTTTCATCTCAAATGTATGATGCTGTGGTTGATATAAGGAAACGTTTTATTGATCCCATATACCATGACAAGTTGGAGTTTTTGTACTCACAAATCTCCCGGAAGAATATTGTGGAGGGTGATGGCGCCATTGTAAATACCATGCATGGTACACCTTCTGGCCAACCGAGTACTGCACATGACAATTCACTCATTATGTGGTTGTTGCTAAACGTGTGCCTCTCGGAGTATTATTCTTTTGATGAGATCGTTGAAGAGGTCGAAATGGCAATATACGGTGATGATGCCGTTATTGGGTTCTATGATGAACCACGATTTCAACCAACTGATCTCAAGGAGTTGATGAGTGCATGTGGTGTGACTATCAAGTGTTCCCTCTCTTGGCAGACGTTTGAGCACGTTGACTTTTTGTCAGTGTTGCCCAAGTATCACAAGGGTGGGTATGTACCTATAATGCAAAGGCATGAAAAATTGCTTGCTAGTATGTACCATGAGGACACTCCTGAT